AAGGCTCCTAGCGACCCCTAGGAAGGTCGTAAACGCCCAGATGGTACTAATGATGCCTGCGATTATTTTGGGGGCTGTAAAGATCATTTTTTCTCCAATTGGTATGGGACACCCCAGCTGCCTGAGATGTCCTTAAAGGCGAGCTGCGAGTGCAGCGTCCTGCCGTCGAGTGGATCACGAAATATCTGCACCATGACTTGCTGACCGCTATCTAAATGTGAGGTGTACACCTCGTAGATGTAGGTCTTTGCGTCCATGGTTTTCGCTTGCCTTCCGTCGGTACATCGACCCTAGGCAATGGGTGTGACTAAAGCAAGGATTTAGCCTGTTTCCATTGCTGCACAAGGGCTGGAACGCGGTCGCCGACATAGTAAAAGATGTGCCATGGCTCTGATTGCACTTCCCATGTAAAGCCGTAGGCCTCGATGTTCTTAAGCATGAATTGCATGCGGCCTGTTTCTGATGCGTCGCTGATGTCAACTGCCAGCCCGAGATTATGGCGACTTGTGCCGGGTGCAGCCATTGGCGCACAGTTCGGCTTGAGATAGTAAGTGTTGCCTTTCCATACTCGCGTTGATGCGCCTGCGATCGGCTGAGTCTGGTAGCGAGCAAGGAAGCCTGTGGTCTGTGTTGAGATGCTGCGATAACAGTCGGCTGCCGATGTCGGCTTAAAGGTCTTGACCCCAGCAGCAAAGGCTGCATCGCGTAATGCCATGTATGCGTCGGCTGCTAATGGGTGCAGTTTGCCGTAGGGCTTGACATCAACAAGCAGGCCTGCTGGTAGTTCACCCGGGGTTACATGGGCAAGCGTTGACGGCATTACCAACTTGTGATAGTGGCGCTCAAGTTTGTCTGGGACGACAGTAAGCGTCGGTGCTTTAGGCTTCGGGGTTTTTGCCGATGCCATAAGCCTTGTTTTTCGGATTGACATAGCCGATGAATAGTGGTGCTACAGCTGCGATGGCTGCGCCGAGTAGGTCGTTGGGGTCGGTGTTGCCTGACATGTAAAGCGCTACTGCTGCTGCAATGGCACTGTTGATGTAGGTCGAGATCATTGCTTTATCACTGGCTTTCATTTGTTGCCCCTGTCTGTTTCGCTTTTTTCATTCCGTTAGATGCTAATAGGCCGCCGAGTGATCCTGTGAGGAACACGACAACGGTTGAGAGTAGGTCGATGAAGGCTGCATCGTTAGGTGCTTGCTCAAGTGGCTGGTTTACAAACAGCAGGCCGTAAACAAATCCAAGCACAATGGCGGCAAAGCTGATCGAGAGTGTGATGCCAACGATCAGAATTAGTCGTGCGTGTTTATCCTCTGGCGACATCGCAAGCCGTCCGCGTAAAGCACCTATTAGGTTCGATGTTGACTCGTGTGCTGCTGCATCCATTAAGCACCGCCGTTATGACTGCGACCATAAACAGCAGTGCTGCATACTTTGCCCATCGCATTAGTTTTCGGGATTTGGAGGATCAGGAACTGGTACAAATGGTGCAGTAAAATCTTGTGTTTCGTAATCGTATGTGTAACCAATGCCTGCATATGTTTTATTAGGTGCATTCATAAATGTTGGTACACAAATCGCGCCTGTGAAATTGCTGTACCATTCGGCGGCTGGTAAGCCCTCGATAGTTTCTGTCGGTAGTACACCCGTTATCACTTGCGTCACAATGTTGTCTTCGTCTAGTTCCGCGTAATATCCAATTAGTTCCATTGCACATTTCCTGTTCCAGCAGTAATGGTTGTTACCTTAAATCCGCCAGATGCGGCTGCTGTACTTCCAGTCAATCCAGCACCAATTGTAATTGTGTAATCGTCTGGATACTTAAAAATAGCAATGCCTGAACCGCCAGCACCGCCGACATTAGGATTTATTCCACCGCCACCACCGCCACCACCGCCAGAGTTTGCTGTGCCTGCCGTGCCAGCAGCATTTCGACCGCCTGCACCGCCGCCACCAGCACCACCAGCACCAGCCGCAGCTGCTTCGTTACCACCACCACCGCCACCAGCGTAAGTTACAGAACTGCCTGTGATGCTCGAGGCCGTACCTGCACCACCAGCAGTACCTTGACCGTTGGCTCCTGCAACAGAAGCACCGCCTCCACCTGCACCACCATAAGGTGAAAAGTCTGTTGCAGTTCCTCCATTGTTTCCTTGCGATGGAGAAGTGCTTGGAGTGTTTCCTGCGCCACCTGCACCCAAGAACCAACCGCCACCACCACCAGAACCACCAGCGATACCTGTTTTAGTTCCGCCATTGCCTGAACCACCGCCGCCGCCACCAGCAGAAGTAACACTAAAGCCGCTTGTATTGCTTCCGCTTGAACCTTGAGTCGGGGAAGTGTTGCCGCCTGCGCCACCAGCACCGACTGCTATCGCGTAATTTGTGGCACTAACCAAAGTTGTGGAAGATGTACGAAATCCACCGGCACCACCGCCACCACCTGATCCTGCTGCGTTGGCGTTTCCACCACCACCACCGCCTCCAGCAACTAAAAGATATTCAACTAAAAGAGGTGGTATAGCGTGCGTATTTGCAAGAATCTGCATGGCTACGCGCTCAAATTACCGACAATAACCCAAGTGTCTGTCGCGATTTTGCAACAAGTAGCGACTGCGTATTGGGCGTTTGTTTTCAATTTGCTGCCTGCACTACGCAAGGTAACTCCTGCGCCTGCGATCGTTACTTGGCCTGCGCCTAATTGCATAATGTTGATTTGTGTGCCAATACCAAAAGCCACAGATGAGTTAGTTGGAATGGTGAATGTAATTGCTGAAGCGTTGTCACAAGTTACAAGTTTTCCGTCATCTGATAAAACAGCGGTGTATGTCGTTCCTGTTTGTGCGTTTAACGCAATCATTGAAACGGCAAGATTTGTGCATTCTGCCGCCGTTAATACTTGCCCAGCGGTAAAAGTTTCTCTGGTTGCCATAAGTGCTCCTATCCTAAGACATTCTCTGCGTCAAGTGTGCCATACACCAAATCATCCAAAATTAGCTCAAATACAAGCGTGGTAGGTGAGGTAAACAGGGTGATCCTGTGGCCTGTCGAGAGGTCGATCTCATGCTGGATGCCCTCAATGGCTAGCTCTTGCGCCAACGATGTAATCGTGTTGCCGCTAGTAAAAGACTTTTCAATGGTAACGGTGTTGCCGATCTCGAGGACTGCCACAGTGTCGCGCTGGGCATCAGTCAGGGATGCGAATAGGGTGGACACATTGGTGTAGCGCGCCTCTGGCTGGCCTACAAGAAGGTACTCGGCAAGCGCTAGGGCTGCCGTGTTGTCGTGGACTAGCGCATCCCCGATGGCTGTGGTCTGAATGAAGTAGGTGGCCTGCGAGGTCAAGTCCTCGGCGATCTCTGGGGTTGTTGCCCCAGCGTGAGTTACCGATGCGCGGTTGATGACCTGATTAGCCTCAAACGAGATGCCCACATTGTCGTAAGGAATCGCTGTGCCGTCGTCGTGGAAGTCTGCCGATGATGCCGAAAGCGTGTTACCGATGCGGTCTTGAAATGTGAATACCCCGTCGCGCGAGATAAAGATGCGCCCCTGTACAGACTCGTTAATTTTGGCTGTGTAGGCAGCGACCGATGTGCCGTTCGGGACGGTGTAGGCAGCTGCACCGCCAAGGGTGATCGTCGAGGTCTCGATGTTCTGTTCTCCTGGCAATTGAAACGCATTTACTTCAGGAAGGGCTAGCAGCTCAACTAGTCGAGCGCTGGCAAGTTGCTCACTAACATTCCACTCGTCTAAATAGGTCTGGCTGAGCAGATAAAAGTCATCAGCGCAAGCAACGCTGACGGTATCGAGACCGCCCAAATTAAAGTTATACGAATAGTCCACGATGTAGCCGTTGAACAATTCCTCGCCTTCACGACTGAGCACGACCTTGCGCATAGGGGCTAAACCCGGCACAGCCTGATCGGTGTCGTAATACGGTGACTGTGTATCAAATGGGTTAAAGATGCCGCCTGTGAATGTGTCGTTTAGATCGAAGCTCATCGTCCCAGCAGTGAACTGATCGCCGATGTCTCTGCGTCCTCGGAACACGCTGATGCCTGTAGCGCCGTCGATGACGGATGCAAACTCTGTTGTGCCGTCAAGGACAAACTCTGTCGAGTCCAGCAAGCCCTTCACTGGGTCGTCAAGCGTAAACGCGTCAACTAGGAAGCCTGTAGCGATCCTGAGATCGTAAGACCCTGACTGGACGATCGTTGCAGCCATTAGGCGACCTGTATTTGTGCTGGGCCGTCCACTCGGTTCATGGCTTTAATGCTGTTCACTACAGCACGACCGATGTCTGCTGATGTGGCTAGACCGCCGTTGACATTGACTGTGATCGGTGTGCCGCGCTCAACCATGAACTGATCAAAGAGGCTAGAGAAATCGCCAGCGTTGCCCGTGATGCCGTAATTGCCGCCAAGGTTGCCTGCATAGTTCTTAGATAGGTCTAGAACGCTTGAGGCTTTACCGCTACCACCACCGCCGCCACCAGTACCGCCACCTGTGCCGCCACCAAGACCAGTAGCACCGCCGCCAATGACATCTTCTAATCCCGTTGGCCCAGATCCAAATCCGCCTGTTCCGCCTTCTCGAGCTGCTCCACCAGTGCTCTTTGCACCTTCTCCGCCTACTCGACCTAGTTGTATGTTTTCTAAATACTTTATATCGCTAAACGGGCTGATGATATTTAGGCCGCGAATAATTGTGTTGATCGAGTCAATAAAGCCATTGGCAAATGCCTCAAAGCCGCCAATAAGTCCGTTAAGCAAAGTGTTTACAATGTTTCTAAAGGTCTCAAACTTTGTGTATGCGACTACTAGTGCGGTAACTAATGCTGCTACTCCGATAGCGATCAAAGTAAATGGGTTGGCTGCCATAGCAAAGTTGACTGCAAGAATGGCTGTTGCTATTCCAGCAATTGTTCCTGCAATGATCTGGAAGGCTTTGGGGTTGTCGGAAGCCCATGCTGCAAACTTTGTTAAAAACGGCAGGACAGCGTCAACTACTGGTAGCAGTCCTTTGCCTATTTCTACTTGTAAATTTTTAATTTCTGCAGACAGGATGCGCTGGCTGTTTGCTAAGCCGCCGCTAGTTTTCTCGAAGTCTCCCTGCGCGTCACCAGTTTGATCGTAGATAACTTTTTGTGCTGCAAGGATCTTTTGCTGGTCAGTTAATGCACCGCTGCCGCTGTAGATGCCCAATTCCATTGCTGCGGCTTTTAATGTTGCATCGTTAAGCAATACACCAAACTGTCGAAGCGGTTCGGCTTCGCCTCGAAGAGCTGCGCCTATTGCGTTAACGGCCTCTTCTGGAGATGTGTTATTAAACGAGGCAAGGTCTGAAGCAAGCGCAGTAAAGTCGTTGCTAAATGCTGCAAGTTCTGCGCCGCCTAATCCAGCGGCTTTACCGAAAGTACCGAAGGTTCCAGCAGCGGTTAAGACAGCGTTTTGTGATTGGCCTAAAGCGGTAGCAGCAGTTTTTGCAAACTCTTCAATATCTTTTGCGCCTTCGCCGAAGATGACATTTACTTTGCTTAAGTTTTCCTCGAGGTCGGATGCAGCCGATATGGCTGGCCCTGCAGCAGCTGCTAGACCTGCCAAAGCAGCAGCCGCTGGGATAGCCGCTTTTTTGATAGCAAATTGTGCTTTTTCTCCAGCAGTTTCTAATTGCTGGAACTCTTTAATGGCTTTGTCAATGCCTTTGCCGTCAAACTCTGAAATTATTGGAATAGATAAAGCCATGGTTACAACTCCTTTTGCACTTCTTTTATAGTTAGCAGGATCATCTTTTCCATTTCGCGCTCAATGCCGCGCTTGGCTTTATAGACCGCTGGGCCAATAAGTCGAGTACGCCCCGGCATAGCCATTGCGAAGCCGCGCTCAGGACTTACTGCGTCAAGGGATGTGCCTAGGCGGTTGGTGTCTTTGCGTCCTGCACCCTCAAATACTGCTGCTGCTGGATTCTTTTGCTCGATCAGGATTACGCCGATGGCGTTGCGCCGAGTATCAAAGCGCATCCTTACGCCAGCCTGTGCACTCGAGATAGTGAACGGGAAGATCTTGCGCCCACGATCAGACCATCGGTACTTCATCCCTGATAAGGGAAACTGGCTGTAGGCGGTTTTGCCTGCGTCGATGGCAGGCTGGGCGATCGCTGTCGCCTCAGCCTTAAAGTCCTTCTGCAGTTGAGGGTCAATTTTGCGCAGCCCGTTAATGGCTTCCTTAACCCCGACAATTTGGATGGACGCTGATGCAGTCATAGTTACTTCTTGCGGTGCATTTGCTCAAGCACATAGGTGACTGTGTTCAGATCTCTCATAGTGAACTCAATCTCCCTTGGCCAGAAGCCTGTTAACGCTAGGACTTCGCAGAGGCTTCGCCGCCAAGTCCCTCGATGAAAGGGGTCTCGTCAACTACCTCGGTGATAGGTGTAATGGTCATGTCAGGGTTTTCGGCAACCCACTCGCGCCAAGTTGCAGGCACTTTGTCTCCAGCAAGTTTGCAAAGGGTGTAAGCCCAGCAACACATGTCGGTGTAGCCAATGCCTTTGCCGTCAGCTGATCTACGGTTTTCTGTTTTTTCCCAGTCAACAATGGCAAGCATGTTGGTGTGCATCTCACGCGCTGGCTTACCGTCGGCAAGGTCAATAGATAGTTTGACTTTCATTGTTTCTCCTTTGTCGGGCAAGGCTCCGCTTGTGCGGTCTTGCTACTTGTAATTCTCAGCGGCTGATGCCGCGAGATCATGCGACGGCTTTAGTTAAAACGCCGCCAGCGAATGTGAGGTCGATCGTGGACAGTTCGCCGAGTGAAGCGTTGATCGGTGTGTGTGCCGACAAGTATGCGCCCGTCAAAGTGTAAGAAGGGTTTGTTGCGCCTACAGCTGCGGAAGATGGCTTCAACACGAGCGTTGTGGTAGAGCCGACAAGGCTGTAAATGCTGGCCTCGGTCTCGCTTGCGCTGTATGACTGGTACAGAGTCACAGTAATCGTGTTCGAGTACAGACCCGATGTAAAGCTGCGCGAGGTGTTGCTAAATGTCGTGTTTTCCAACTGCTCTGCAACATAGTTGATGACTGCGCTTGTGCACTGATCACTCAGATCGACCGAGTTGATCGTGATGCTTGGGTTAGAAAGGTAAGTGCTGCTGATAGCCATGTCTATTGCTCCTTGGGTTCTGATTTGACTTTAGATGATTTCTTTACGCTGTCGGTGGATATCAGGCCGCCGTCGAGCAGTGCGTCAATGTTGACACCTTCCTCTGGGATGAACTCGTCGCCCGGGGTTCCGAGGCGTGGGCTGATGATGGTGTACATGGTTTCTCCTTATGCGCTTTGGGCTTGTATTCCACAGTCAAGGTCGTAACACGGGAAGAGCTGCCCACCAATTTCTAGGTTGCTGGGACGGCCTGCCATAACGATGATCGGACTGAGTAGAACTTTGCTGACGATGTCAAGGATTGAGCGCAGCACTGGTAGACCTGCTGGGCCTGATCCGATCACCTTGATCGGGAAGTCCATGCGGATGATGTTGCCATTGCCAGCGATCGTAGTAAAGGATGGCGCGTCGATGTACACGCAGTTCGGCACAAGTTTTGTGGGGTCGTTAACTACTCGCAGGCCAGTGACCGCTGTGAGTGTGGTCGTGAGGCTGTCAATAGCCCCGTTGAGAGCGTCTGTGTAAGCCATTAGGCGCAGGCAGGCCTGTCGATGCCCAGCAAC